GGCAATTAAAATGATAATTAATGTGATGCCTATAATTAAAAACACAGCAGTTGATTCTTTCATTTCTGTTAAAGATTTAATAGCATTGTTAATTGTTTTTTCTTGAGAATTATCCATATTATATATATACTTTTAAAAAAATATGATGGAAATATTTAGAACAAAATTAATAAAATATATTATTATTATATTAAATGCGTATGAAAACCTGGAAAGCTAAAAAAAATATGAGAAGTAAAAAAAGAACTTATCGAAAGAGGTTGAATATTAAAAAAGGTGGAGTAAAATATGGTTTACAGACAACTATGAAGCAACAAGTGGCGACTAAAGCGACAAAACCCGTAAAACCGAATAACTCTAAATCAAAAAAAAACCAATGGTTAAAAGCAGTCATTCAGCGATACCATCTGGGGTAGTTCCTCAACTAGAGATACCTGAAGGTGATGATAAAATTCATATGTATTTAAATTTTTTAATTGACTTAATGGGTAGCTCTTTATATGATACATTTATTGATAAAATAAATGAATTGTATAATTTAAATATATTTTTAAAAGGTTGTGCAAATGTTAAAAATGAATCCAACGCATATATAATACAAAATACTACTCCAGCCATTTTTTATGGTTCTGGAAAAGATTCTACACATTTTATTTGTACTTACGATAAAATATTTGATATATGCCAAAATAAAATTAATCAAAGAATAGTATTACAATCTACAAGAACTGCTGGAACTATGACAACTCCTTGTGTAAATTTAAAAAATTGTTTATGGGACCCATATGATACTATAGATAAAAGTTGTACACTTTATGCTGGATTTCAAAAAGGACAATCACACTCGTTTTGCCAAACGTTTACTTTAAGTTGTATGTTAAACCAATATTTAACAGAAGATAAACCAGAGTTCGCATTAGTTAGCGATTTTAAAAATATGAGAAGTGTAAATGGTATATCCGACCTAGTCACTAAAAATAATATACTACTTAAGAACGCGTTTTATGCAAAAAATATCGCATGTAAAATTATTAGATATGTATTCACTAATAATTTATCTAGAAATGTCGATGGTGAAACACAAGATTGTTGGGATTTGTTATTTAAACTAATGAGTGACCCATATAAAACTACATCAGAATTAGATGACGAAAATTATATGGTTTTTATGAATGATTTTTTATATTTTTGTCAAGGCATTCCAGAAGACTTTAATAGTAGTTCTTTTATAGATAATGTTATATACTAGTTTACATGTTTTACAAAAAGAAATTGAAAAACAGATTGTAAGGATTGAAAACGATGAAAATAGTGAATTATTAGAAATAGTAAAACTATATTATAATGAATAAGTAATTAAATATATATTAGTATATTATAAAAATATGGCTGGGGGTCTAATGCAATTAGTTAGTTCAGGACAACAGAATATAGTACTTAATTCTAATCCTACAAAATCTTTTTTTAAATCTACTTATCGACAATATACTAACTTTGGACTACAGAAATTCAGAGTCGATTATGAAGGGTCAAAAACATTACGTCTATCTGAAGAATCCACTTTTACTTTTAAAATTCCTAGGTATGCTGACCTTTTAATGGATAGTTATTTATCCGTAGCTCTTCCTAATATATGGTCTCCAATTTTACCTCCTCAGCAAGTAACAGAGGAAACAACAGCACAAGGTTTAGGAAATATAGAACAATGGGCTCCCTATGAATTTAAATGGATTGAAAATATCGGTGCCAAAATGATTGCAAAAATTAGTATTACTTGTGGAAATTATACACTACAAGAATATTCAGGGAATTATTTATTAGCAGCAGTTCAACGTGATTATAATGCAATTAAATTAGATTTATTTAATCGAATGTCTGGTCAAGTTCCAGAATTAGTTGATCCAGCAAATGCGAATTCACGTGTAAATTCATATCCAAATGCTTATTATACAGATGATTTGGCTGGACCAGAGCCATCTATAAGAGGCAGAATATTATATATACCATTAAATAATTGGTTTAGTTTAAAGTCACAAATGGCATTTCCTCTAACATCATTACAATACAATGAGTTACATATAAATGTCACATTTAGACCAATTAATCAAATATTTACTATTCGTGATGTATATGATGCGACAAATAATTATCCTTATATAGCTCCCAATTTTAATGTATGGTATATGCAATTTTATCGGTTCTTACAACCACCTCCAGATGTGTATGTCGATATTAATTCATATTCTGACCAAAGAACAATATGGAATGCGGATATCCATTTAAATTGTACGTATTGTTTTTTATCGAATGATGAAGAGAGACAATTTGCATTACAAGAGCAGAAGTATTTAATTAAACAGGTTCACGAAAGAATATTCCCGAATGTTACTGGACCAAATAAGGTCGAATTAGATTCATTAGGTATGGTTTCTAATTGGTTATTTTATTTTCAAAGAAGCGATGCGAATTTAAGAAATGAATGGTCGAATTATACTAACTGGCCGTATAATTATTTACCTTTAAACGTTATACAGGCTCCTACATCAGGAACTTATACAGTTTATAGAACAATTAACGGTGTACTAACACCAGTGGAAATAGGTCCAGGTGTGAACCCAGATGGCACATTAACAGGTCTAGTAATAAACCAAACATATAATCCTCAAAATAATCAATTAATATTGGTAGCAATGGGTATTTTACTAGATGGTTCTTACAGAGAAAATATTCAACCAGCAGGAGTATATGATTATATTGAAAAATATGTGAGAACAACTGGAAGTGCTCCTCCAGGATTATATTGTTATAATTTTTCACTTCACTCGAATAACGGAGATTTACAGCCATCGGGTGCAATAAATATGAGCAGATTCAACCAAATTGAATTAGAATTTACGACAATTATACCGCCTTTAGACCCATTGGCGCAAAGTCTAACTATTTGCGATCCTGAAACAGGAACAATTATAGGTATTAATAAACCAACGTGGAGAATTTATGATTATAACTTTGATTTATACTTGTTTGAGGAGCGAATTAATGTTGTGAACTTTATTGGAGGAAATGTGGGATTAATGTATGCGACATAGTTTATTTAAGCTCAAAATTATATATATTATTTTTGAACTTAAAGACAATTGATACATTTTTAAATTTACTTTACATAAAAAAATTAAACATATTCACCTGTAACTTTATTAATTGATCCAATAGGTAATAATTGAGACATTTTGATTTAATAATAAAAGAATTTCAATTTTTTATTATTGTATATTTTATTTTCATATTATTTTTATTAAGTAGTTGTAGTAGTTGTACTAGGTTTTATTTAATAATATTTCCATAATCACCATTGTCTATTGCATTTTTAATTGAAGGTTTCGCAGTAGAAGAATTAAAATAACAATTAGTCCAAGAACATGGAGCATACTCGTTTGAGTTAGTATATATATATGGACAACTACTACTTTCTACATAGTCATTACCTCCTGTATCTGCAGCAGCAAGTCCAAACCCACAAGCATTAATGGAACATATACAATATGTTGGACTAGTAGTACTAGTATTTGTATTTGTGTTATATATATTATACGTTGTATAATAAGTTGAATTTAATCTATTAAAATTACAACTAGAAATAGATGATGTATAAGAATATTGTTTTCCCTCAATATATATATCGGCTAATCCATTGTTTGCTTCAAAATATACTCCACTAATCGATAAATTATTCGAACCATCAGCACCTGCGTCATAAATATATATTCCTGCACCAGTAGCCCCAGATTCTGATAGAGTTCCATTCCCTTGAACTCCTCCTCCAGTTATACTAATAGTGGTTCCTCCATTAAAATAATACCCATAAGTGCCGCAACTACTAACATTACAATTAATAAAAGTTAAACTATTAGGATATCCACCAGTACTTGTTTCTGGGAAATATATACCGCAATAACCGCTCCATGATATGAAAACATTTTGAAATAAAGAACTAAACACATTGCCCGCATAAATTCCAATATATCCTCCTCCTATTGTCACATTACTAATATTTATATTAGTTATAGATGTGGTAGTGCTGGTATTTGGTTCTAAATATATTGCACAACTACCAGTTAAAGATGAATCTGGACAGCTAAAATACAAGTTAGAAATACTCATATTCGACTCACTATATCCTAAAATTGTAAAAGATGGATATCCATCTGAATAATCGCTATTGTAATTTTGATAAATACAAGTGCCAGAAGTACTTTCACCCATAATGCTACATTGTTTAGAATAATTTGTTCCATTAGGATTACAGTTCAAAGTAATGGGACCATTAATGTAATAAATCCCATTTGGAAAATAAACAGTTGCACCGTACTGAGCCGCTGCATAAAAAATATTGTTTAAAGTGATAACATTTTTTGAAACAACATTAGTAGTAGTGTTATTACGTCTAACACCATAGTCTAAAACATTAAATACTAAATTTTTATTTCTTTTAATTGGGACTAGAATTTTAACAGTCTTTTCTTTTTTATTTGCTTTTGCTTTTTCTTTTGTTAATAATTTGTTTACCAATAATTTACTTAATAATTCTTTATGTTGTCTTTCTAAATGTTTAGATCTGTGATTTAAATTTATCAGATTCATATATTGTATATAATTATTATAATATTTCCAAAAAAAAAAATTAAAATTAACGACTATTTAACATTAACCACACCGACTAAACTTTATGATTTTAAATAAAAATAGTCGTGAGAACTAGTTGGCGTCACCTCGATGTGATTAATATTAAAGTAAACTAACAAATAATATTATAAAACTTGGAGTCGATGATTTTGAATCATATATAAATAGATATAGTTAATATTTTTTCCGATGTTTTCTTCTATTATTGGTTATAGTTTACTAATCTAATTCATCAGCGATGAATTTGACGCAGGAGGAGTTGTCTCATAAAATTGTCCTGTTGCCGATACTCTCATCGGATATTTTGGTTCATACCCTACGGGAGCTAGCTTATTTTGACTCGCAATTGGAATTGCATTTGAATTTCCCTCACTATATTTATCTGCGGATTCTCTGCTTTTATTATATAATTTTAATCCTTCATTAAATGACTTTGTCCATAAATCTAGCCCTTGATATGGAGTTGTTAGTTCAGAATCTTTTGAACCTGGATATATTTGTGCAAAATCAGCATTATGATTATTATATCCTGTTGTTAATGGACTATATTGTAACCCCTGTTGTCCTAATTTACCACCAGCATCGTAAGGCGGCACGTCTTCTGTTATACATTTATTTTCTTGCTTTGGTCCTGGGTTACAACCTTGGCAATCAATATCAGCACTACATTGCTCTCTAGTTATCGCACATTGTGCTTGAGGACCACAGAAATTTTTACAACTAACAGGGTCATTAATAGGTAAATTTACGGTATGGCTATATTGTGGTGAGTTTATATCGTTATAATCAATAACTGCATTTGTTGGATATGGAATAACCTTTTGTGAATATTTTTCGAAATCAGTTAGACCCTCTTTTAGTCCGCAGAATTTATTTAATAATACATTTGTTCCATACTTTATTACTATCCAAAATAAAAATAAACTAACAAATGTGTAAAGTATTGTATATTTATAATTTAATATCATATATATACAATTTAGATTTTATTTCAAATTTCTCAATTTTTAATATATATTTATTATAATTAATGTCTACAACAGAAGATACAAGTTCAATTGATGAAAAAAAAAACGAAGATACTGGAGGTTCTGCACCTGATTTTAAAGGTTTTATTTCTAATTATTTATTCAGTATCGTATTTACTATAGGAATTTCTGTATTTGTTATTGGTAGTCTTGGATTATATTCAACTAAAGTCGCTCAATCTAATATTCTTCCAGATAATATTGAATTAGCGCCATATACAGTTATAGATCGCGTTGTTGAAAATATTCCTATCGATATAAATATTATGCGCCCAACATTTTGGTCTGAAAATAAAGATACATTTTCACAAAAGGCAATATTTGATTCTCAAGAGTATTTAGATAGTTTTAGCAATAGTTTTTTATGTTCTTTAAAATCTAAAGCAGACCCAAAAAATGGAGCGAATTCTGCATTATTTTTTTCACGTGTCTATGATAATTTAGTTGCTAAAAATTTATTAGCGATTAATACAATTTTCTTTTATTTAAGTTATTTGCCTGAATCAATGGTTATGCTTTTATATGGTTTTTTCGGTATATTTATTTGGATGGGGTTATACTTTTTTAATATGTGTATTAGTATTTTTTATCATTTTATAAATATACCTGAATTATTTAGAGAGGCTTCCGATAAAAATGATAATGGAATATTCGAATGGGAGTCTGACGATAACATATCTTTTATTAGACTGTTTAAATTGGCATTATTCTTTTTTATATGGATTCCTGTGGGGCTACTTTCAACCTTCATAATGCCGTCATTTTTTACAATTTATGGATTGATTTCACCGTTATTTGCAACATATAGTATTAATAAAACAAAAAAAACTTATGGGGCATACGATTTTATTAAAAATACATTTGCTTATAAACGATTTTTCTTTTTTATTCTTGCGACATTAAGTTTATTTTCTAACGGAATGAAATATCTTGGTAGTAATTCTGTTGTTGGAATATTAATCGCAGTTATTTTTGCTTATTTTATGGGTCTATATACAAATGAGATGCCTGAACCAAATTCAGATGGTTTTACGGCAAAAATTAGGCAAAATATAAAGCAATCAAATATAAAACCGATTGATG